ACGGCTCATAGGGAATGGGAAACTACATTGGTTGCCCATCCAAAAGTCTCTATTCTCGGAATGGAAGATCGTCTTTTAGACGATGATATTGTTGGCGTTTCTGAAGACGATGGGTTGATTATGCACTTTGTTGGCACTGCTGAGGCTACAGTAGCCATTGATATGAATAATGGCAGGGTTATTAAAGAAGATGAAGCAGAGCTTTTAGAAGAAACAATGGACATAGCCCTTCCTCGCTATACAGAATGGTGCTTTAGGTTGGGGACTGTAAAGCTTACCAATGGGCCAGAGTCAAGACGTAAGCTAGCTGAAACATACGAACGACAGAAGAATATGGAACAAGCTGAAATGTTCAATTCGATGGAGCAATTTTTTGGTAAGCTGATGACTCGCTTGGATGATATGGGGCAGGGTTCTACTGATCCCAATAAGGTGGCTGTAAAAGACGGAGAAATTGTAGATACTCATTCTATAATGCAAGAGATGCTAAAGCAAAACTCTCCAGAACAAATGAAAGCATTAATCGACCTAGAGACACCTGATGTGATAGAGCCTCTCACCAAACAAGAGCTTGATGAAGAGCAAGAAATGCTGGCGCAAGAAGAAGCAGCCGTGCAAGAACTAGAAGCCGAAACTAAATCCAAGAAAAAGTAGATAGAATGGCTACGTTTAAAGATCTATATACGCATCTCAATTTGCTGGCAGCAGAAGAAGATGGTGACGACTTCCAAGTGATGGCAAAGAGAGAGATCAATTTTACGTATAGAGAGATTCTCTCTGAAGGAGATAGCGACTTAGAGCGCAGAGAGTTTACCCTTACTACTGTTTCGGGTATCTCCAAATACGGGATGCCTATATATGTATCGCAAGTCTTGAATATCGAAGACAATACAAATGACAGAGTCATTAGCTTGAAAGGACCGCATGAGTTCGATAGGAATCGTGCGGGTCTTTCAGAGTCTGGTACTCCGTTAAATGCTTATTGGTTTGGTGAGTATGGGGTACAGAAGCAGCCCGTGACCGCAGGGGTCATCTCCGTAGTCTCTTCCTCTACCTCTGATGTATCTGGAGGCAATTATAATATCATAGTGCATGGCATGTCTTCTGGTATAGACACCAGAGAATCTATTGAAATCAATGGGACTACTGAGGTCGAGTCTACCAGTAGCTTTGATGCGGTATCTAATGGCATCGGCATCAGAAGACTGGTATTGACAAATGCCAGCAGTGCAGAGTTTGCTGGATATGTAACGGTAAAAGATGTTTCAGATAATACGCTATCTGTCATTCCTCCTTATTGGGGTAAGTCTCCTTCCTATCAGTGGTGGGAATTCGACTATACGCCAGATACAGCGATGACCTATGTGGTGCGCTGCTTGGCGCAGAAGCCTCCTCTTATCAACGATGATGATTGGCCAGAGATACCAGAGGAGTACCATGATCTTCTGGTATTAGGACCAGAAGCGATTTTATTGGCTGGCAAGGGCAAGGAGTCTGCTTCGGCGGCTGCAAGGCAGAAGTATCAGTTGAGAAAAGAGGCTTATCTGGGCAGGAAGCAACATAAAGGCGTAAGGTCAAGAGCTTTTAGAAATGTCTCCAACAGATATATTTCGCGTGGCAGTGGGGACAGGATACCAAGTGCGAGTGATTCATAATGGTAGCTCCTGTAAATAAAACTTCCTTAGAGAAGAGTCCTATCTATAGATTGCGTGGCCTCAAAGATAGATTGGTATACCCTCATCCAGATCTTTCGCCAGAGAATTGCATAGTAATTTCAAATATTAATTTCTCAGAAAAGAATCTATGTTCCTCTCGTAATGGCTACGAAAAATACAATACTACGCTAATACCATCATCAGAGCCGATGATGGTATTTGTGGAAGAAACTTTTGCTACGCATGGAGAAAAAAGATTCTTCTGCACTCCTGACAAGGTCTATACAGATAATGGATCGACTCGTACGGATATAACGGGAAGCGTGTCTCTTTCTGGAAGTAATGACGAATATTTCACGCTGGATTTTGTTCAAGATACTATCGTAGGAACAAACGGTAAAGACCCTTGCTTTAAGTGGGCTGGCACTGGCAATTCGGCTGTCTTTAGCTTTGCCAGTGATTCTACCGTATTTACTGCTGCCGAAGGCCTTGTAGAGCATAATAATGCTTTGGTTGTGTTGGTGCCTACTATTTCTTCTAGCAAAAAATTGACGCGCATGCTTTGGTCAGATGTAAATACCAAAGATTTTACTGGCGATATTACAAGATATCCAGCAAATAATAGATATGAAGTCGGTGGAGAAAATAGTGCGCCTATTATTGGAGGTATAGATAATTGGGGTAAGCTTTGGATAGCTAAGTCAGACGGTATCTATCCCGGTAGGTTGGAATATAATTCTGGGTATATAGAATATGTTCCTGATGAGGAGATTGGTAATCTAAGAGGGTTTCATCCAGTATCTAAAACCGCTATGGTAGCAAGGCCGGAATTTATCTTTGGCATCGCCAGAGAGGGAGCTTATGTGATAACGCCAGATGGCAAATTTGCTATCGTCACCAAAGACATAGACTTCCAAGATACCTTTAACTTGAATCGTTTGCAGTATTCTGTGGCTGCTATTAGAGAGAAAGAACATCAAGTACGGGTATTGATGTCCTCCTCCAATACTACTGGGCATGATCTAATTCTATCTTGGGACTGGGAAAATGGAGATATATCCATAGATAAGCATGAAACAACGAAGATGAGTTATATTAGTCACTATTTTGATAGTGGCATAGAATATGATTTGCTGGCAGGATATAGCAGTGGGTATATGTATAAGTCCAATACCGGAACAGATGATGATGGAACGAGCATTCAGTGGGAGATAGAAACGGCACCTAATGATCTTGGCTTCCCCGGTATGGAAAAAACCATACACAATGTTGTTTTGTACTACAGGGATGTCGGAGAGGGACCGCAGTCTATAACCCTTCAGTTGATTCGTGATGAAGGTATACGAGGGTCACGAACTAAGATCATGGAGCTTGGCACAGACCTACAGTATGACGAAGGGCATACTTATGACTCTGCCCTGCGCTATCCCGGTGGTGGAAATGATCGAAAGACATGGGGGTGTAATCGGACTGCCTTGACTGCCGGGTTTAGGATCACAGGCACTTCGACTGTAAGTTTAGTAGGCTACCAGATCTGGTATACCTTAGACGATACATCCGCTAACACGGCAGCATAAGGAATAATAATGGCTACTGTAACTGTTCCAACGACTTCCA